GAGATATGACATCTGATGAACTAACTAGCTTTGATTCTTTAAATGAAAAAGTAGAGTCATTAAATGCAATGGCTCAAAGAAGTGTTAAGTTTGAAAACTTGCAAGCTTCTAAAGTAGTAAAAGAAGAAAGAACAAATGCTCCAAAAGAATTAGCTGAGTTTTCTTTTCAAGAAGCTATGCGTCAAGCGTATACTGGTAAACTAGAAGGTCTAGTAAAAGAAATGGACCAAGAAGCTCGTAGAGAGCATAATGGCCAAATGTTTAGAGGTATCGCTATTCCATCTTCAGTTCTAGAACATAGAGCAGTAGGGAATGCAGCGGTTAATGCTACTGAGGTAATGTCATTCACAGACCAATTAGAAGCTAACTTAGTTCTTGCTTCTGCTGGTGCTAACTTTTACTCTGGTGTTTCTGATATGAAATTACCAGTTTTATCAGGTATCTCTTCAGCATTCGTTGCTGAGACTGGAGGTTCTGCTTCTGCTGCTGGTACTGCTTCAAGTGTTACATTATCTCCTAAAAAGATGATTTCTATTGTAGAGATTTCTGCTGAGGCAATGGCTCAGAATGCTGGTGTTGAAGGTGCGGTTAGAAGAAACTTAGCTGCTAACATCGCTGCAACTTTAGAAGGTGCTTTATTGGCTGATGCTAATGTAACAAGCGGACCAGCTTCTATCTTTGCTGCTTCTGCTACTCAGTCTGTTGCTGCTGCTGCTCCAACTGTTGCGGAACTTTTAAATATGGAAGCTACTTTAATCGCTAATGGCGTTAATTTAGAAGCTGCTCGTATGGCTTGGTTGTTAGATGGTGGTGCTTTAACTGAAGCTAAAAGTTTAGCTCAAGTTGCTTCTGTATCTCCAGCTTATGATAATGCAACAAAGGAATTTTTATCTTACTTTGCTTTTGCTTCTTCTAATGTAGGTAACTCTGCTGGAACTGGTACAAACTACTTGTTGGGTGATTTCTCTAAAGTGCATATCGCTCAATTTGGCGGTTTAGATTTACTTTTTGACCCATATACCAATGCAGCCGCTGGGATTGGACGTATGGTAGCTACATCTCTTGTAGATGGTGCTGCGGTTCAAAATAGCACTGCATTCGTTAGAGTTGATAATGCTTAATTTTTAATTGGAGAGAGTTTAATCGCTCTCTCCTTTTTTTACTTTTTATAATGATATATAATTACTTAAATCTTGATAGTTACGTTAATTACGGAAAGCTAGTTTTAAAAACTGCTCCAAGTGGAACAGCTATATCTTTAGCTGAAGCTAAACAACATTTAAGAGTAGATTCAGATTTTGACGATGACAATGATTATATTACTGCATTAATAGGAGTTGCTACTAATCAAATAGAGGAGTTTACAAGAAGAAGATTAATGAGTCAGACTTTTAAACTTTACTTTGATGTTTTTCCTCCATACATAGATTTACAAGTTGGAATAGTGCAAAGTGTTACACACATAAAGTATTATGATGCTAGTAATTCTTTAGTAACTTTAGCAGCTTCTCAATATGATTTAGACGATAAAATTAAACCAGGTAGAATTTACCAAAGTAATAACGGATCATTTCCAAATACTTTTGAAAGACCAAATGCAATAGAAATTGAGTTTGTAGTAGGACGAACTGCTAACGAAGTTGAGGATGCTATAAAACAAGCAATGTTAATTATAGTAGGTAGATATTACGAACAAAGACAAGATGTTGTATTAGGTACTCAAGTTGCTGAACTTCCATTAATGGTTGAATATATGTTAACTCCATACAGATTTTTAGAGTTATGATATTTGGAAAGCTAGATAGAAAATTAACTTTAATAAATCAGACATTTACTACTAATGCTTATGGTGAAAGAGTATCAGGTACTCCAACTAGTAGTATTACAATTTATGGAGATTTTAATTTTAAATCTGGCAAAACAAGTTTCGAATCTGATGTATTTGTAAATGAACAAACGATAGAATGTTTAATAAGATATAGAACGGCAATTGGGTCAAGTCCAGACTTCTATATTAGAAATGGAGATACTTCTTATGCAATTACTGGAATAAGAGAGGTAGGAAGAAAGGATAAGATGATACTAACTTTAGAGCGAAAAGTTCTAAAAGATATATTCTCAACGTAATGGCAGTATTTACAGAAAAAGTTATAGAAAGCGGTGGTGGACATTCTGGACAAGTTGGAATGTCTATTAATGAAAAAGAACTAAACTCTATTATTAGAAGTATTGAAAAGCTAGGAATGTCTGACTCTCAAACTAAAGTTAAATTAAGACAAGGAATGAGAGGAGCGGCAAAGCCATTAGTTACAGAGTTAAAAAGTCAAATTAAAAAATATATCAGTAAAGACAGTGATGGTAATGCTAGTCGAAGTGATGGACAATTACAAAAAAGTATTGCAGTTATAAATGGAAAAAATAAAAAAGGAGTTGCTCCTAGTGTTTTTGTAGGGCCAAGAGTAAAAGGAGCTTTTGAAGATGAATCTAGAAGTGGATTTTATTTTTACTTTTTAGAGTATGGATTTTATGGAAAGCCAGGTGGTAGAATGTTAGTTAAAACTGCTCAAAGTACTGCTGGTAAAAATGCTCAACAAAATGTAGTTAAAGAAATTGTAAAAGTTATTGATAAAATTTGGAGTAAAAGATAATGGAGGTAGGTAAAGCAATATATAATATTTTAATAAATAACTCAGGAGTTGCTAATTTAGTTACTTTAGGCGGACAGATTAGAATATTTCCAGCAAGGTATAAATTTGATGACCAGTCTGCTACATTACCTTTTATAGTTTACCAAGTTGTTAGCGACATTCCTAATATGACTAAAAACGGTGTATCTACTTATGATTATGTAAGCGTACAGATTACTCTAGTTCATTCTAATTATAGCGAACTAATGACTTTATCAGGTAATTTAAGAACTGCTTTAGATTATGTAAGTGGAACTTTTGCAGGTGTAGTAGTAGATAAGATATTTTTTGAAAATTCTGTTGAGTCATTTGATGATACAAGCGGAACGAATGGGATTTATCAAATAGCTCACGATTACAGGTTTAATATAAATAGATAGATATGTATAAAATTAAGTTAAAAAAAGATATTACTTTTAGAGGTGTCGATTATAAAAAAGGCGAATCTTACGAAGTAGGTATAAAAGAGTATAGAGTTTTAAAGTCTTTAAAAGCTCTTGATAATAAAAAAGAAAGCAAAAAAGAAGATATTAATAAATAAAAAATTTTAAACAATGGCAATTTTTAACGGAACAGATTTAATTTTAAAAGTTCAAGCTACTACTGGTGCAGCAACTGAATTTAAATTAATGCACTCACAGAACGTAAGTTTATCTTACAATGTTGACACAATCGACATAACAAACAAAGATTCAGGAGGTAACAGAACTCTTCTAGGAGGTACTAAAAGCTTCTCTTTAAGTGCTGATGGACTTATGGACTTTGTAAGTGCTGGAACAACAACAGACGTAGACGAGTTATTTACTCAAGCTAGAGACAGAGAGCCAGTAACATTTACTTTTGCTCTAGCTACTCCAGCTGGTTATACTTATACGGGTAGCGGTTTTATTACTTCTCTAGAGATTTCTGGAGGAACTGAAGACGCTCCCGTTTACTCAGTATCTATTGAGGGATCAGGAGACTTAACACAGGCTGCTGTATAATGATTTTATCGTTGTCGAGGTTGGAGTTTATCTCCTCCTCTTCAACTTTAATTAAATGTTAACGATAAAAAAAAACGATAAAAATGTACGAAATAGTTTTAATAAACGGAAAAGATTATCCAGTTAGATTTGGAATGAATGCTTTAAGAATGTTCTGTAAAGATACAGATAGAGCTTTAAGCGATTTAGATAAGTTAGGAGAGTCAATGAGTTTAGATGATGCTTGTTTTTTGATTCTAAATGGAATTAAAGACGGATCAAGAGTAAGCGGAAAAGAATGTTCTTTAACAGTTGAAAGTGTAGCAGACTTATTAGATGAAGATTTTAATGCTTTAAATAAAGTATTAGAAGTGTTCTCTACTCAATTTAGTGCTAAACTTGGAAACCAGGGAAACGTGAAAGCCACGAAGAAAAAGAAAGTGGCGAAAAAATAGACTGGGATACATTAGAGTCTGTTGGTTATGGGCTTGGATTGTTACCTAATGAATTTTGGAATTTAACATTCCACGAATTTTTTTTAATTCAAAAAGGTCGTAATGACGTAATAGAATCTAAAGAAAAAAGGGAATGGGAAAGAGTACGATGGTTAGCTTGTTTAATGTTGCAACCGCATACAAAAAAAGGACAAAATTTAACTCCTCAAAAACTAGTTAAGTTTGAATGGGAGAAAGGAGAAGAGGTTAAAGATGTTGAGAAACAAAAAAAGCGAGCTGAGTATATAGCTAAAAAATACGATTTAATAAATAAAAAAAATGGCTGAAAAGAATTTAAGCGTAAAACTATCTTTAAACGATAAACAATTTCAGAGCAGTTTAAAAAAAGCTACTAGAAGGCTAAAAAAGTTTGGCTCAAGTATGAAAAGAACTGGTCAAACAATGACCAGGAGTTTAACTATGCCAGTAATTGCTTTTGCTGCAGTAGCAATTAAAGCTTTTGATGAGCAAATAAAAGCAGAAACAAAATTAAGAACTTCATTAAAAGGAAACGAAGAAGCATTTAAAAGTCTAAAAAACCAAGCTCAAGAACTACAAAAAGTAACTCTATTTGGAGATGAAGCTACAATGGAAGCTCAAGGCTTTCTAGCTCAACTTGGACTAAATGAAGAAGCTATTTTAAGATTAACTCCATTAATTCAAGACTTTGCAACTGCTCAAGGTATAGGGTTAGGAGATGCAGCTAAACTAGTTGCTAAAAGTGTTGGCTCTAGTACAAATGCTTTAAGTCGTTACGGAATAACAATAGAGGGAAAAGTTGGAACTGTTGAAAGATTAAATAGTGCCGTTAATAATTTATCTACTGCTTTTGGTGGTCAAGCTGAAGCAATATCTAAAGAGGGATTAGGGCCATTAATACAGATGAAGAATCGCTTAGGCGATATATTCGAAGAAATAGGAGAAAAATTAATCCCAATAGTAGTTAAATTAGGGGAAAAATTAATGGTATTCTTTAATAACTTTAGCAATTTAGACTCCAAGACTCAAGAAATGATTATCGGAATTGCTTTATTAACTGCTACATTAGGACCATTATTAATAGTTTTAGGCGGTATTGCTATTGCAATAGCTAGTATATCAGCTCCAGTATTAGCAACTGTTGCAGCAGTTACGGCTTTAGCGGCTGCTATTGTATTTATTACTGACAACTGGGAAGCATTAAAAGAACGATTTAGCGATATTAGTTGGTGGAAAAATGCTCTAATTGATATGCTTCAATTTTTTATAGACATTAATCCATTTAATGTTATGTTGGTATCGTTTAATAAATTATTAACTTCAATAGGCAAAGATCCTTTTGATAATCCTTTCGATTCAATTCAAGATGGATTAGAAG